CATTTGTGATGTATGCAAAATTATGTGTGGTGTCGTTATAGATCATAATGAAGAAGAACATGAATATTGGAAATGGATAAAAAAGTAGTTTACAAATCTATTTTTTTATGATAGAATAATATTATGAGTAAAATTATATTTGTAGGCATGAACCCGTCGAAGGTTCCAGTGAGCAGATCTAAAAGTTCTGCTCATAAACGTTTTCATTCTTGGCTAGATTATTTAGATTTAAATCATGTTTCATTTACTAATCTTTCATTTGATCCTGAATGGGATTTAAAATTTAAAACATTCGATCACACTTTATTGTGTACAACTCTACAAAATTATGATAAGATAGTAGTATGGGGATCAATGGTATCTAATTATCTCAAGAGATTAGGCTTCACAAATTATTTTGAATTACCACATCCATCTGGATTAAATCGTAAGATTAACGATCATAAATACGTATATCACACACTAGATAAATGCAAGGAATATATAAATGACTAGAATCGCTATTGTTCTTGGCCGCGGCACTGAAGGTTGTGGAGTTACACAATGTGCTATTCAAATGCAAAAAGTTACAGACGCACATATATTTACTACAACTGATAAGAAATGGGGAAGAGCTAAAGGACTAGACATAGAGCAAAACGAATTTTCAATGTCAAATGATTGGGAGCTAACTGCTGATACTATTAACAATTGTTTTGACTTATGCATTATATATTCAGTTCCTTCAAAAGGACATCCACAAGAATGTCAAGATAATTTTATTCCATTCCTTAAACACATTAATATTCGTAAAGCTTTTATTAACGTAGACCATAAAGCAGCTTCTATTGCACGTAATGCTAATCTGAAAGAAGTCTGTGAAAACGTAGATGTTATTATGACTCATAGTATGGAAAATGATTTCTGTAAGTTTATGAGGAAGAATAAAATAGAAACACCTCTTACGAAGATGGGATTAGGTTTTGACTATGATGGTCACCGTGCAAAGTATTGGCGTCCTATCGAAGAACAACAACACAACATGGTGAGATGGATTGGTCGTACTGCTATGTGGAAAGGACCAAGTGTTATGATTGATTTCCATCAAGATGCTTTGATGGAACAAGGATTCATCACTGTCCTTGAAGGATTAGAAGCTTCTATACAATATCCTTTAGTTTTGTATAGAGATAATAAATCAGATAATCCTACAGATCGTAGAATTGTAGAAAATCATTTCAGACCTGAGAAACAATTTAATGAAGTAAAGTTTACACCTGATCTGTATGGAAAAGAAGTTGAAGGTAAAGGTGCATATCTTTATCCACAATATATAAACTCAGAAGCAATGGACCGTATGTCACGTTCAGCGTTTGGTTCAGACTTATACTTTTTAAAAGCAGAGCATTATGGCAATAACATAGAAAATTGCCACGCTGAATGCATAGCTTCTGGTACAGTTCCATTATTTCACAAACACTTTTGTGATAATGTAATTCATCCTGTACAAGGTAAACCAATTAGTCAATGTCAAAATTCTGGTACTCTTGGCGTTGATCATACTAACTTTAATGAGTGCCGCGACCAAATGGTCAAACTTAAAAATGATCCTGCGATGAGAGATGATTGGAGAGAGATGGCTTTTGAATTTTGGAAACAACACTCCGATGGAGAAATGGTTGTAAAAGAAATTATCGATCTCGCTTTGAACACTACTAGCAACCAACCACAAGGACTCGAGGAATTTTTCGCATGAAAATATTTATCACAGGCCAAGCCGGCATGATAGGCTTCCACTCGGCAAAACACTTTGCCAAGAAAGGATTCGAAGTAGTAGGAGTTGATAATTTCAATGATTACTATGACGTAGAACTAAAACAAGAAAGAGCTAGAATATTAAAAGAAGATTATGGTGTTGAAACTATACTCGCTGATATTCAAGATGAAAAGATTGCACGACATAATATGTTTAAAGATGTAGATGTTTTACTACACCTTGCAGCATATGCTAATCCAAGACATGCTCTTGAAGAACCACAACCTTATATTGACACAAATATAACTGGTACACAAAGATTAATAGAAGAAGCTGAAGAGTGGAACGTTCCAACTGTATATGCTTCAAGCTCATGTGTTATGCATGGTCAGCCATTGCCTTGGAACGAGCATGATCGTCCAGACATGCAGAATAATCCATATGGCTGGTCAAAGCGAGCTAATGAATGTCAGTTTGGACACTCTAAATTACCAAGAAGTGCGGGCTTACGTTTCTTCACTGTGTATGGACCATATGGTAGACCAGACATGGCACTCTTTAAATTTACAGATGCTATTGTAAATGGAAACCCTATGACACTCTATAACTTTGGTGATATGAAACGTGACTTTACATATGTAGATGATATTGTACAAGGTATAGAATTAGTAGTTAATAAACTTCTTGACGAAACTGATAAACAATATCATGAAATCTATAACATTGGTTATGGTCAACAAGTTGATTTGCTTGAGTTTGTTGATGAAATTGAGAAAAATTTGGACCGTAAAGGAGAACGGATTTTAGCTCCCAAACACCCCGCAGATGTCCCTGAGACGTGGTCTGACACCACTAAGTTGCAGGCGTTAGGTTACAAACCTACTACATCAGTGAAAGATGGAATTAAAGAATTCATCACTTGGTATAAAAGTTATTACGGAGTTAACTAATGAAGATAGGAATTGTAGGTCATGGCTTTGTTGGAAAAGCTGTTGATTATGGTTTTCATGGATGCAATAAAATTATTATAGATCCATTGTATGGAAACGATATAGAAGATTTGGAAAATGAACGTTTAGATGTTACATTCGTTTGTGTTCCTACTCCTATGGGAGAAGATGGATCTATTGACTCTTCAATCGTAGAAAAGGCAGTAAGATTTCTCAAAAGAAAAGTTACAGGTTTGATTGTAGTTAAGTCTACAGTCACACCTGCAATCGTAGAAAAATTACAAGGTGGAATGGCAGGTGACAGAGTCATCTACAATCCAGAATTTTTGACAGAAAAAAATGCACAAGAAGATTTCATTAATCCACAAATGCATATTTTTGGTGGAGCTAGAAATAAAACCAGACAATTAAGTAACATATATAAAGAATATAGCTTATGTAAACCTTGTCCGATATATCACATGTCTGGCCCTGATGCAAGCTTTGTTAAGTACGGAATCAATTGTTTCTTAGCTTCTAAAGTTTTATGGTTTAATCAATTTTACGATGTTGTAAAAGATTTTGGAGGTAACTTTGGTAGTATCATTAACGCAATTGGAACTGATAGTCGGATAGGTCAGTCTCACACTCGTGTTCCTGGCTTTGATGGCAAGCGTGGTTATGGCGGCGCTTGTTTTCCTAAAGATACAGCAGCGTTTGCAAGTTTTGCTGGAACATTTTCTACGTTAGAAAAGGTTATAGAAGAAAATAATAAGTATCGTAAAGACTACGATAAAGACGAACGTGAATTAGCGCAGAATGTAAGCTATGGTTAATTATGCAAGTATAGTTCCTTTAATAGGAGGAGAAACAATAGCTATGGAGCAGGTCTTTGGAAAGAGGCCTGACTACATTTTATCGTATACGGACTTTGAAGCAAATGATAGGCAACTTCTTAATTATTACAATAATAGCGTTCCTTATATTAAGCTTGATATGGGTAACCTTGCACCTCATAGTGTTGATGTGGTCAATACTGTATGCCCTTGTGCTGGCCTCTCTTCCCTTTCTCCTAGCAGCAATGCTGATAGCACTACTAATGATTGGATGGTCAAGTCTGCAGAGTACATCATTGAATCAGTACAGCCAACAGTTTTTTGGGGTGAAAATGCTCCAAGATTAGCTAGTAAGATGGGAGAAAAAGTTGTTAAACAACTTAGAGATATCGCTAGAAAAAATGGATATACATTTAGTATATACAAAACTAAATCTATTCTTCATGGTTTGAGCCAGGTTAGAGATAGAGCCTTTTACTTTTTTTGGAAAGGAAACAGTGTACCAATATTTGAGTATTACAATAAACCTCATGAAAAAATAGAAGACACTATAAGGAATGCTTCTTCAAATGAAAAAGATGAGATGTTTGAAACAACTGCTAATCAAAAGATTCCTTCAAAAGAACCTTTCTATGAATACGTTTTAGAAGAAATGCACGGCGGAATATCTCACGCTGATTTTTTTAAATCTATTAAAAAGACAACTAATCCTTTACACTACATAGAAGATAAGAAAGTAGATTATCATACTGTGGCTAAATGGATGGATGATAAAGGATATGAGAATCACGCTCGTAAGTGTAGAAGAATGGGTGATAAGCTAAAAGCTGGTGGAAACATCATGAGAAAAACAACTGAGATTGGAAAAGATTTTATTGGTGCTTTTGTAGGGCACTTTCCAATTGAGCTTACACATCCAGATCAAGACAGATATATCAATGTACGTGAAGCATTAGCTATTATGAAAATGCCTAAAGATTTTAATCTAGTTGGTGGCAAGAAAAATATAAATATGATATGTCAAAACGTTCCTGTTACTACTGCAGCTGACATGGCTAATAATGTAAAAAACTTTTTAGCTGGAGATTGTAAAACAGTTGAATCAGAATTCGCAATACAAGATAATAAATCACAAAAGTTTTGGTCCGAGCCAGTTCCTTCAACACTCGAAGCATTTTTTTGATTTACATTTGTCGCAAAATATGGTAGAATATATCCAGAACAAGGGAGACACTTATGTCTATAATGGATAAACTAAAAAAGAATTCTAAATTAAAAAATACAGAAGTTCTTTCAGAATCAAAATTTTTCAATGAAAAAGATATGGTTCCAACAGACGTGCCTATGATAAACGTAGCACTGTCTGGTTCCGTGGATGGCGGACTTACACCCGGACTTACAGTCTTAGCGGGTCCATCCAAACATTTCAAAACTTCATTTGCTTTGCTAATGGCTGCAGCATATATGAAAAAATATCCAGATTCTGTTATGTTATTTTATGACTCAGAGTTTGGCTCTCCACAATCTTACTTTGAACAATTTGATATCGATACATCTAGAGTTCTTCATACACCAATTACAAATGTAGAAGAACTTAAGTTTGATATGATTGGTCAGCTTGAACAGTTGGACAGAGATGATAAAGTCGTAGTAGTAATTGATAGTATTGGTAACTTGGCATCTAAAAAAGAAATGGAAGATGCTTTAAATGAAAAATCTGTGGCAGATATGTCACGGGCAAAAGCTCTGAAAGGTTTGTTCCGCATGGCAACACCTTATCTCGCTATGAAAAATATTCCAATGTTAGCTGTAAACCATACATATAAAGAAATCGGCTTGTTTCCAAAAGATATTGTTGGTGGAGGTACAGGCATTTATTACTCCGCTGATAACATCTGGATCATTGGACGTCAGCAAGATAAGAAAGGCTCTGAGGTACAAGGCTATCATTTTGTAATTAACGTGGAGAAGAGCAGATATGTTAAAGAAAAGTCTAAGATTCCTATTACTGTTTCCTGGGACGGTGGTGTTCGCAATTACAGCGGCCTTCTTGATGTGGCTCTCGCTGGTGGCTACGCTACTAAACCTTCCAACGGCTGGTATGCTGAAGTTGATCAGAAGACAGGTGAAGTTGGCGCAAAGGTTAGGCATGATCAAACTTTAGAAGAAGAGTTTTGGAATCCTATATTTAATAACACTGACTTTAAAGAGTTTATGAAGAAACAATATTCAATTGGATATAAAGATCAAGTATCCATGGACGATATAGTTACTGAAGATGCTTAAGGAAAATGTAGATTACGAGTTGATACCTTCAGATGATCCTGAAGATGATGCTTGGAGTGTTCGTATATTGAAAGGAGATTTTGTAGAAACTGTTTTTCAATACGGCGCTATAAAACTAAACGGCGAAGATTTAGATGATGACTCAACTCAAATGACTTTTAATTTTGAACTTAAGTCTTCGCCTATATATGATTTATCAGAGAATAACTTAGAATTGCAGAAACATGTAGGTGACATTTTGTTATCTGTTCTAGAAGACGCAATACAAAACAAACAACTATTAACACAAGAGACTTGATGACAACTAATCTTGAACAAACAATAATTAAAAATATACTTACTAACGAGAAGTATATGAGAAAAGTCCTGCCGTTTATTCGGCCAGACTATTTTGAAGGAACTTATCGTCAACTCTTTAAAGAGATTGGAAAGTTTGTTGGAAAATATAATAAGCTTCCAACAATAGAATCATTTAAAATTGAATTAGATCAAAGTGATTCTTTTAATGAAGAACAATATCGCCATGCCGTTGAAATTATTCCTCAACTTTTTGATGGTGAAGAAGTTGATCAACAATGGTTAAACGATACAACTGAAAAGTGGTGCCAGGATCGTGCATTGTATAATGCAGTTATGGAATCTATCACTATTATTGATGGTAAACATCAAAGCTTAACAAAGAATGCTTTACCTGATATTCTTACAAAAGCTTTAGGTGTTTCATTTGACACTAATATTGGTCATGACTATATAGAAAATTTTGAAGAAAGATATGAGTTTTATCACAGAGATGAAGAAAGACTCCCGTTTGATCTTGAGTATTTTAATAAAATTACTAAAGGAGGTTTGCCAAATAAAACTCTTAACATTTGTTTAGCTGGTACTGGCGTCGGTAAGTCTTTATTCATGTGTCACTGCGCTTCGTCCAATTTGTCGGATGGTAAAAATGTACTTTACCTAACTATGGAAATGGCTGAAGAACGTATAGCTGAACGTATAGATGCTAATCTTTTGGACTTACCTATAGACCAAATAGCTGACTTACCTAAAACAATGTTTGCAGATAGAGTTAATCAACTATCTAAAAGAACTAATGGTAAACTCATAATAAAAGAGTATCCAACTGGTCAGGCCAATGCAGCACACTTCAGAGCGCTGCTCAATGAGCTTAAGTTAAAAAGATCATTTGAACCTGATATAATTTACATTGATTATTTAAATATCTGTGCATCTAGTAGAATGAAAGGAATGGGCGGTGCAATCAACTCATACAATTACATTAAAGCAATTGCTGAGGAACTACGTGGTCTTGCAGTGGAGTTCGACGTTCCGATCGTCTCTGCAACACAAACGACTCGTTCTGGTTATTCTAACTCGGATATTGGGCTTGAAGATACGTCCGAGTCTTTTGGATTACCCGCTACCGCAGACCTCATGTTTGCACTCATTTCAACAGAAGAACTTGAAGGATCAGGACAATTAGCAGTAAAACAATTAAAGAATAGATATAATGATCCAACATATAAGAAACGATTTGTCATAGGTGTTGATAGATCAAAAATGAAATTATATGATGTAAATGATAATCAACAAACTTTGATAGATGATACACCAACTTTTGACAAAACAGAAATTGCAAACAAATTTGAAGGGTTCAAGCTATGAATAGAAATTATAAAAAGACAAGTATTGGACAAAGAAATATTAAAAAGTCTAGTATGAATAAACATAAGAAACGCGGATATAAAAAATATAGAGGTCAAGGAAAATAATGCATGCACGTCTCATATCCCATAGCCAACCCACTGGTCGTATCCACTCAGGAGAACTTGCTCAGACGGGGCTTGATAACATCCAAGACCTCATCGCATATTGTGCCCGTGTCTCCAATCCAACGAACCAAGCTAACACCAAAACAACGTCAAAGTTACTTGGATATCTCATCAAACACAAGCACTGGTCGCCATTCGAAATGGCATCAGCCTGTATCGAAGTCGAAACAACAAGAGACATTGCAAGACAATTACTCAGACACAGATCGTTTTCATTTCAAGAGTTTTCTCAGCGGTACGCTGACATCAGGGATCTTGCTGGCTCTGTTGTAATACGTAAAGCAAGACTACAAGATACAAAAAATCGTCAAAATAGCGTGATGACTGATGATGTTAATTTGCACATGACTTGGGAACAGCATCAGAGAAACGTTTGGCATACAGCAATGAAAGCATATGAATGGGCTATAGAAAATGGAATCGCAAAAGAACAAGCAAGAGCTGTTTTGCCTGAAGGCAACACTCCGTCAAGATTATACGTCAACGGGACTATTCGAAGTTGGATACATTACATTGAATTACGATCAGCCAATGGTACTCAAAAAGAACATATGGATTTAGCCATTTCTGTAGCAGAAGCTATAGGAAAAATATATCCCGGCATAGTAGAGTTTACTTAAATGTGGACTTTGGTTTTTGTATATCTCTACGCTGGAACTCCTTATGCTGTAAAATACGATACTTATAAAAGTATGACAGAATGTTTTTATGCACGAGAAAAACTAGGAGAAGAGCAAACAGGAAACTTAGGATATTTTGAACTAGGAACTCAAGCTATCTGCATACACACAGAAAGAAAGGATATTTAAATGAAGGAAAGATTAATAGAATGCTTTAAGTCTCATGCAAAAGGACATGTAGATAAACATCTAGCAAATGTTGAAGTACTACTCAACCATCCTGCAGGCATAGGCGAGCATGGAGATATCATCGAAGAAATAGAAAAAGAATTGAATGAAGTAGCAAAGTATGATGATCTATTAAGCATGGTTGAAAAATATGTCGAGTCGTAAAATTTCAACGTATTGGGCAGATCCTCCGTTAAAAGGATATGCTGAAGTGCATATGAACTTTAAAGAAGAGTTTGCATATATTAAATACTTTGATGAAAATGAAAAGCAATTCTTTTCAGAGGATTTTCCTAATAAATCTATTAGATATGTAGAAGATGCTGCTGAAAATTGGGCTTTAGGTATAAAAAAAATTTAAAAAAATGCATTTTTGGGGTTTACTTTTAGTTTGAACTGTGGTAGTATAGCTCAAAATGATAGGGTTATAAATACTAATGAAGTACTTTATAGGCATAACAAGTGGATTATTAACTATGTCAACGCTTACAATACTAGGCTTAACAGCCATGATGTCACTTCCAGAATTAGATGTAAAACAACATGAATGTTTAGCTTTAAACATCTATCACGAATCTCGCGGTGAAAGATGGGAAGGTCAGATAGCAGTAGCTCATGTAACAATGAACAGAGTACAAAGTAATGAATGGCCGGACAACATATGTGATGTTGTATATCAAAGTAAACAATTTAGTTGGACACACGTGGTAAAAGACCATAAGCCAAGAGAATCTAAACCGTGGGCTGAGGCTCAGGTCATAGCTAGAGATGTTATGATAGGAAACACTGAAGATCCTACTAAAGGCGCAGAGTTTTATCATGCAAATTATGTAAACCCTTATTGGGCAAAAGAATATACGCTTACAAAAGTAATTGGAAATCATCTATTTTACAGTTTGGACTAATGATTTTAAACGTAACAGAAACTGCTAAACAATACTTAGCTAAAGTTGGAGAACCTAACGTGTCTCTTTCAGTCAAAGGTGGTGGCTGTTCCGGCTTTCAATATGAATGGGGAACAACTGATAAAGAACCTACTGTGGAAAATTTATGGCTAGATCCAATGGCAGAAATGTTCGTCTTTGGATGTACAATAGATTATGTAGAAGAACTTGGCGGTTCTTTTTTGAAAGTAATAAACCCTAACGCTAAAGCACAATGTGGCTGCGGCGAGAGTTTTGGAGTTTAAGTTTATTTTATAATGGAGAAGAAAATGATTAGTAAAAACTTAACTGAAATACCTAGTACAGGAACTTACAGCGATAAAGAACATAAACCTGTAACAGCAATAGAATTTGAATCGTGGATAGAAGATAATAATATAATTGGCTATGTTACAACGAACAGTGCTAATCCAGGTTTTTATGAATCTTCAGAAAATTTAAGTCCTTCAGATATTCATCAAGAGCTTTATACTTTAAAGTTAAAAGTTGGTGCAACTGAACCAAATAGCTTTACTAGAGGCGAAAAAGCTCGCCGCAATAAATTTATTAAAACTCCACGATTGAGAGCTAATACAGATTATATTGTTATGTTCAAAACAAAAGAGAATGAAATGAATAGTGATTATAAAAACGAAGAAATAAAATATAAATTTGACGAAGATTTATATGTAGAAGAGTTAAATGAATATGTAAATTCAACTTATTCTAGTCATTACTCTAAAGATAAATTTCAAGCAACTGAATTTATAATGGACGGCGGTCACGGTACAGGTTTCTGTATTGGTAATGTCTTAAAGTACGCTCAGCGTTACGGAAAGAAAGGTACTGCAGCAGATGCTCGAAAAGACTTAATGAAAGTGTTACATTATGCTTTAATGCAGCTCTACGTACATGACAATGAGCTGTGATAAATTTATCACAGCAGCAGTTTATTAAAATAGGGGGTTTACTTTTTAAATCAATTATGGTTAAATATACTCGTAGATGTTAGAGGGTATACAGGACCGCGGGGCGGTACCGCGCAGCTCCACCATAAACACACTGGGAGAAAATTACTTCTCCGTCACCGAAAGTTTAACAGTGTGTTTTTATGGGGCTGAATTAGGATCGACTGGTATTTGAGTCTACAAAACACAAATGCAAACGATAATTTTGCACCATCTGACTATGCTCTAGCAGCATAACACAGGGGGCATGCGGCTTGCCTAGCAACAGAAAAGTCGCACCATAATCTAAATTTAAAAGGGACAAGAAATGAAACTTGCAGCAATATTCACAGCAGCATTATTAGCAGCTACAAGTGGTTCAGCAATGGACATCGATGTAGCAGGCCAAACAGTATCAATTGGCGGTGAAGTAGACACAAACTACACAACAGGAACAGAATTATGGGCCGTTGAGTTTACACCATCTGCAGGTGTAGACGCTTGGGGATTCTCATTTGAGGCTTCAACAACAGTTGACGTTTTAAAATTAAATGAAGGTGACATTTTCACAGGCGTAGATCTTGAAGCCGGTTATCAGTTGATAGACGGATTAAAAGCATACGGTGAGATCAGCACAGACGCTGATTGGGAATTTGGAGATGCAACAGTAGGTGTATCATTCTCTTTCTAATCACCTATAAATACTATCGGGTCGCTACGTAATAAGCGCGCGGGGAGCCACGGTTAGCTCCTCTTTTTATTTTGAAAGGAAACCAATATGGATATGATTTTTACAGCAGGTTTTTTAATGTGTATAAAAAACGTCCCTCACAGTTATCAAACTTGCGAAATTATGAGGGCACCAGCAAAATTTACAAATGAGAAAAGATGTTGGGAAGTGCTAAATACACAACTTCAAATACTAGCTACTGATCCGAGAGTAATGTATACGTATGAACCTGTTAATGCTAAGTGTACACAGTGGATACCACAAAAAAAAGAAACTAAAGAATCTTTCTAATATAAATAGATTAGTATATTATTTTAAATGGAGTATACTATGTTAAGAAAGCTAGGATTTCTAGCAACGTTGATTCTTATTTCTAATGTTGCTATATCTCAAGAAGCCGCTGAAGATGTAATAAAAACAGACAATATTAACACTTCTACAGTTGATAGTACGAGCACATCTACTACAACTGTTAAGTCACCACCACCTTCCGCCATTGCACCATCAATTAATTCTGCTAACTCAGATCTGTGTACAGTTGGAGTTTCTGGTGCAGTGCAAACACAGATTCTAGGTATTTCAGCTGGTAAAACAGTAAGAGATATGAATTGCGAAAAACTAAAAAATGCAAAGACCTTATATGATATGGGTATGAAAGTAGCTGCCGTTTCTGTTATGTGTCAAGATCCTCGTGTATTTGATGCTATGATGGATGCAGGTACACCTTGTCCTTATGAAGGAATGATAGGAGACGCAGCTAAAGCTGCTTGGTTGGCAGATAGTGAACGTCAGCCTGTAGAACCAGAAAGAAATATTATTAGGGATTTAAATGACGAACAAAAGTCGACTTTATTGGGCGGCGGCGTTGTGGGTAGCCTCTTACTCTTATTGCTACTCTGATACAACTTACGCGTCGACAAATAATGCTGCTCGAGAAGGACTTTCTTGGGCTATGAAAAATATATTACCTGATTTTTCTCAGCCATTTATGACTGTCGAAATTAATGGTTTATATTATAGATATACAATGGTAAAAGAACAAGAAGCAGATGCAACTGTAACTTTATCACATGATGATTTAGCCAATCCTGGTGAAAAAATATTTGAGCATACAGATGATTGGAGTGATCAGTACGGTGGTACAATACAGAAGTTTTTTAGGTTTGGATATACTAATGCAAACCGATGGGATGATGGTAAATTAGAGATTGAAGGTGAAGGATCTATAGAAGATCCGTTTGTAATATATAATTATAAAATGGTCATTGATGAGACATTGGAAAAG